CCCGCTGTGGGTCGAGTCCGTGGGGGCCTTCAAGGCAGTGCCGCAGATTCTCCTCGAGGTCGACCCAGGGTTGCGCGTGAAGGAGCACCAGCCGGTGGGTGACAAGTTCCAGCGCGCACAGGGCGTAGCGGCGGCCTGGAACAGCGGGCGCGTTACGGTGCCGTTCGGCGCGCCCTGGGTGCCGGAGTTTCTGGCTGAGGTGCAGAACTTCACTGGCGTGAACGACCGTTACGATGACCAAGTGGACTGCCTCAGCGGCGCTTGGAACTGCGCGATCAACCACCACAGCGCCTACGGCGTGTAGGCACGTTTCGCGCACGATTGCCCCACCGGCGCACAATGGCGGGACATGGGCAAGCCCCGCCACGTGAAAACTGTGTCCGCCGCCCTGGCCCGCACGAATAGCCCACTGCCCGAACCCTCGCACGCCGCCGACGCGGCGCTAAAGCGCGTCCAGGCTGCAGACGCGCTGGTCAACGTGGTGGCGGGTCTCGGGACCGACCGCGATAAGTCGACTTTCACCGACTACGCCATCCCCTACACGCTCACGCGCATCCAACTTGAGAACATCTTCCGCCAGTCGTGGGTCGGTAAGCGCATCTGCAAGGCCGTGCCCGAGGACATGACCCGCGAGTGGATCGAAACCTCCTGGGATGGCCAGGACGACGACCCCAAGGGCGTCAAGGCCCTGGCCAAGACCGTGTCGGACTTCCACGTGATTCACAAGTTCCGCATGGCGCAGACGTGGGCGAACCTCTACGGGGGCTGCGCCATCATCATGGGCATCAAGGGCGACGAATCGCCGGCCAAGATGAGCCAGCCCCTGGAAGTCGACAAGCTCAAGAAGGACTGCCTGCGATACCTGCACGTGCTGGACCGCTGGCGCATCGGCGCGAGTGCCAGCCTCGTGACCGACATCGAAGACCCGGAATTCGGCGCGCCAAGTCACTACATCCTGGCCGAGTCGGGCATCATGGTACACCGGAGCCGGCTGCTGCTCTTCCATGGGCAGGAGCTGCCGTACTTCCTCTGGCGCGCGAACGCCATGTGGCACGATTCGGAATTGCAGCACGTCTACGATAACCTGCGAAACTACGACACCAGCACGCGCGCCATTGCAACGATGCTGTTCGAGCAGAACATCGACATCATGTCAGGCTCGAATCTGGCGGAGCTGCTGACCACCAACGAGGGGTCGGCGCTGGTCGCCAAACGCTACCTCGGCATGGCAACCATGAAGTCGATGAACCGCATGATCGTGATCGACAAGGACGAAGAGACCTACGACCGCAAGCAGAACACGTTCAGCGGCATCGATAAGCTGGTCGAGAAGTTCATGTTGGACCTGTCAGGTGCCGCCGATATCCCGCTGACCCGCTTGTTCGGGCAGAGCCCCGCGGGGCTGTCGGCCACCGGCGAGAGTGACATGCGGAACTACTACGACCGCGTGAAGGCCGCCCAAGAAGCGAAGTTCCGCGGACCCATCGAGAAGCTGTACCCGGTGCTGTGCCTGTCGACGTTCGGTAAGGCCGTAGAGGATTTTCGCGTCGACTTCAAGCCGCTCTGGCAGATGACCGACATCGAAAAGAGCGCCATCGAACTCAACGAGGCGAACCGTGACCACATCCGCCTCGACGACGGCGTCGTGACCGAGGGTCTGTTGGCGCGCGAGCTGAAGTCAAAGCGCACCTACAACATGATGGAAGATAAAGACGTCCAGCTGGCCGAGAAACTGGCGTTGCAGCCGAAGGTTGACCCCGACGTACTGGCCAGCATTCCAAAGACGCCTCCCTACGTCGACAATCCCGGCAAGGGCGCGGCGGGCGCTCAGGGACTGAGGAAACCAGTCGTTCCAGCCCAGCCACAGCCCAAGGGCAAGCTCCCGGGTGAGAAGCCGGTCGATGCAGAGAACACCGCCAAGGACGCGAACCCCGACCAGCCGCAGGACCACGCGGGCCGGTGGGCAGAGAACGGCGGCACCATCGGCACTACCGCCAGCGGCAAGACCATTGTGGCCCCGCCGCGTATCAAGGGATTCCTGGCTGGTGGTGGCGGGTCATCGACGCCGCGCGGGCCGTCGGTGGCGTGTGAACACGTGGCGACTCACGCCGGGGATTTCACCCAGCAGGACCACCGTGATGCGCACCGGGTCTTGCTCGACGCCGCCAAGAAGGCGTTGGAGCGCGAAGACCTGGACCGCGCCGGACACCTGGGGGCCGTCGCGCATGTGCATCGGCATTTGGCGAAGGAAGCGGGCTAGCCGCCCGCCCTGGCGATGAGCGCGCGGGCTTCATCAAGCTTCGTCCAGAACACGGCGCGTCTATCCCATGTAAGATGATTGATCGGCCGCTCTGCGCTATCGTCGTGGGTGGCTTCTTCTATGGCCTTGAGCCCGGCCAGCAGTTCCTCGTAGCTCGGCCGCGACGGCATCGGACGTCTCGATGACATTGCAGCTCTTCATGTTGGCGTCTCCTCCGTATCGTCTAGGACGCTGTAACCGTCTGGGGTTTTGGTACATCGACACGCGGGATGATCGGGTATTGATTCCCAGCGGTAGGCGCCTTTGCGCTTCCACTTACGGCGCATTCGCCAGTCTTTCAGGCTACCCCACACCGCCCTTGTCAAACTCCACAGCGAAACAAGCAGGCCGTGTGCGACGTAGCCGAGAATCAGACCTGCTAGAAAGCTTTCGTGATTTGCTGCCAAGACGTTTCACTTGTCGCACGTAACAAGCGACCTGTCAAGCCTCTGGGCACGTTTCCCGCACGTTTCGCAACCTGCCTTACGATGTCCATGTGTTGGATTTGCAGCGTGTGCTTGCTCATGCGGGAAACCGCCAGGTCAAGCGTGCGCGTACTCTGCGCGAACGGGGCCAGCGCGCCCTGCGGCCCAGCCGCAAGAACGAGCTTTGGTATCACGACGAGCTGAGTACGCTGGTGCGGCATCTCGATACGGCGGCGCGTGCGGAACTGTACGGGCTGAAGGGCATCTGGCCAGCCGTCCACGACGCGCAGCCAGTTGACGAAGTCATTCATCGAATCGCCAAGAAGTTCGGCGGTATCGACGCCGTGGCGGAACGCCTGGCTCATGCGGCGTCCCTGCGAAACAAGGGCGCGGCCGATGCACGGGCCATCGAGGTCATCCGCCGAGCCGTCGGCGTCGACATCACGGGCGCGCTGTCGGGCCAGGGGCGCATCGCTGAGGCGATGCGACGGGCGACCGAGTGGAACGTCCAACTGATCAAGAGCATCCCCGAGGAATATCTCGGCAAGCTGGGCGCGGCCGTCGGCGAAGCGTGGGAGCAAGGGCGCCGATGGGAAGACATCGCGGCCGTTCTGGACCACGTGGGGGACGTGACGGAGAGCCGGGTCGAGATCATCGCGCGCGACCAGACAGCCAAGATGAACAGCGCCTTCTCGCGTGTGCGGATGCTCGACGTTGGGATCAATCGCTATCAGTGGCAGACCAGCGGAGATGAGCGGGTGCGCGAGACGCACGCGGAAGTCGACGGGCAGGAGTTTGGATTCGATGAACCCGGTCCCGTGGTTGGGACCGTTGACGGCGAACCCTGTCACCCCGGCGAAGACATTCTTTGCCGCTGCACCGCCCTGCCGGTCTTCAACGTCGAGACCGCCGAACAAGAACAGGAGCTGGCCGCCTAATGCAGCGCTGTGAAGCTCGCGACGTTCTGACGCTATCGAGCCGGACCATTACGCCGGCCGGCTTTCTCGTTGCGCCCGGCACGATTGCCCGCGCGGGAAACGTCCAGCAGTATCGGGCCGCTGAACTGAAACTCGACGGCGAGCCGCCCGAACGGGTCGTCAGGCTCTACAGGCCACCCGAGGAAGTGTTCGCCCCCGATACCGTCAAGTCGTTCGACGGCGCGCCCATCACGCATGGGCACCCGGCCGAGGGCTTCGTTACGGCGAAGAACTGGCGGGCACTGTCGGTCGGCGATACCACGAAGGTTGCTTCCTGCGGGAGCGCACTCAGTGGTGAGCTGAATGTCCGCGACGCCGACGCCGTGGCGGCCGTCATGGCGCACGAGACAGGCGAGCTGTCCTGCGGCTACACGTTCGATTTCGACCCCACGCCAGGTACTTCGCCCACCGGTGAAGCCTACGACGGCATTCAACGAAACATCCGCGGCAACCACATCGCAATTGTGAAAGCCGCACGCGGCGGGGCGACCTGCCGGATCGCAGACAACGACCCCACCAAGGAGCATCGCATGAGCACTCGAAAGCTGGCAGTGGATAGCGTGAGCTACGACCTGGACGAGCAGGCCGCAAGCCTCGTGGAATCACTCGTCAAGACCCGCGACGCCGCACTGTCGGACCTCGCTGGCCTCCAGACCAGCACCCGCACCGAGCTGACGGCCAAGGACGGCGAGATTACATCGCTGACCGAACGGTTGACCAAGCTGGTGGCCGACTCCGCCAAGGAAGTCTCGGCCGCGCAAGCCAAGGTGCCGACGGCCGAGCAGATTGACCTGCTGGTGGCCGAGCGGTCCAAGGTCGTGGGCGACGCCAAGCAGTTGAGCCCCGAGCTGAAGGTCGAGGGCAAGACGAATCACCAGGTGCGGATCACCGCCATCGGTGACGCCGCAGCCAAGAGCGCCACCGCCAAGGTGATGGTCGATGCCGTGTTCGGCGCCGACGGCATCGATAAGGCCGACGAGTCGACCGTGCGCGCGACCTTCTCGGCTCTGGTGGCCAGCACGGCCCAGGACGCCGCCGCCCGTGCCGCCGGCGATGAAGCCGTCAGCAACGCGCTTCTCGGCAAGAAGACCGGCGCCGATAGCGCCGCAGCCGGCCCAAAGATGTCAGGTCGCGACGAGTGGATCGCGAAGCAGCAGTGCAAGTAACCCCCCACTGAGAAACCAAGGAGAACAACCATGTCAGCACCATCTCTAGCAACTCCCGGTGGGCTCGTTCGCGCCGCCGGCTTCGAGGGAGAACTCGCGACTCTCGACTTCGACATCACGGAATCGCGGAAGAACGAATCCGCCACCGCCATCCTGTTCGGGCGGGCCGTGGCGCGCGGGGCATCGGGCGGCTGCAAGCCCCCGGCGGCCTCTACCGACATCATCATCGGTCTGAGCCGACGTGCGCCCGTCACAGCGCCGGCGCTTGCGAGCGACAATTCCACCGTCAACTATCCGCAGAACACACTGGTGCCGGTCCTGAAGGACGGCTTCATGTACTGCATCCCCACCGAGGACGTGCGGGACGGCGATCAGGTGCTGTGCTCGGCTGACGGACTCGGCACCCTCATGGGAACCAAGGGCGGCGTCGCCAGTTCAACCCGTCTCGTCGTGACGGGCGCCGTTTGGCAGGCGGACGTGGAAGCCACTACCAACGTCATCTCGGCCAACACCATCGGAATCGTCCGCATCTCTGGCCCGGCCGAAATCGCCACCATCACCACTTAACCACCAAGGGAAACAGGAGAAATAAACCATGGATACTCTCAAGCAAATCACCCTCGGTGATGGCCGCACGGTCGAGGTGGCGGCCAAGCGCTACCAGGCGTGGGACTCGTTCGTTCGAGCCTACAAGGACAACATCTTCGCAGGAGACGCGGGCGACGGCGCCCTGTCGTTCTTCATCTCGCAGATGACGTTCCTGGAAGAGACCACGTTCAAGCGGCAATACATCCCGACTCAGGCCGAAGACCTGGTCCCGATGGACTTCCGCGGCGGTGACCACATCACGAGCGTCACGTATCGCGTGTCGGATGCAACGGGTATCGGTCGTCGCAAGGCTGCCGGTTCGACACAGGTCCACACCGCCGACGTGGCCTACACGCTCAAGACGTTCCCGGTTGTTCCTGGCGAGCAGGGCTACCAGTACAACACCGAGGAACTCCGTCAGAGTGCCTACCTGCGCATCCCCCTGAATGAGGATCGCATGGTGGAGTCCGTCGAGGCGTACCGTCGGCACATCAACCAGGTGGCGCTGTACGGTGAGGCCGAGTTGACTGGGTTGTTCAACAACGCCACCGTCAGCCACACGGCCGTGTCGCCCTTCACTGGCGGTTGGGCCTCCGCCACCGCGACTCCCAACACCATCCTGTCTGACGTCAATTTGGCGATCAACAAGGTGTGGACGGCGTCGGGCTTCAACGACTGGCCCACTCACTGCGTGGCGCCGCCGGCTGCGTATCAGGCACTCGTGGGGACGCAACTTCCCCACACCAACACCAGCATCCTGAAGTTCTTGCTCGAGAACAACCTGTGCGCGCAGAACGGGAGGCCGTTCCAAATCGTTGCGGGCTACGGGCTCGACAACGGTGCCACCTACAACGCCACCAACGCCAGCTCGACGGCCGGCAGCGGCGGCGGCTTCACCCGAGCGGTCTACTACGTCAAGAACCCCCTGCGGGTCGTGATGGAGATTCCGCTGCCCCAGCGCTTCCTGGCGCCCCAGCTCGTCAACTTCGACGTGAAGGTGCCGGGCGAGTACAAGTACAGCGGCGTCGAGGTCCGATATCCGTCCTCGATGCTCTATCAGGACGGCGTGTAACCCAGGGGCGGCCCATGACGCCGTCCGCGTTCTTGGCACTATTCCCGCAGTTTCAAGCGTTGGAAACAGCGGACCCCGGCACGATTCAGGGCTACCTGGACCGTGCTGGGCCGTACTTCGACGTTTCCCGCTGGGGTGCCTTCTACACGGACGGCCTCGCGAACTGGACCGCACACACGTTGACCATGGACCAAGCAGAGCAAGCACAGTTCGCGCTGGCGCCATCGGCGCTGGTAGCGGGCGACGTGACGACCAAGACGGTCGGGCGCGAGACCATCTCGCGTGACGGGACTCTGCTGGGTCGTGAGATGACGGACCCGATGCTCAAGACGACCTACGGCCAGCGTTACGTGAAGCTGCGGCGCTTGGTGGGACTAGGTGGGGCCGCCGTATGAGCAAAGATCGCAAGCTTTCGCAAGTTCCCGCTCGGGCGGTGCAGACTCCTACTCCTTCGTCGGCGGTCTCTCCATTCGTTTTTCCACCTGCACCGCCCGAGCGTTTGACTTTCAGCCTTGCGCCGAAGCTCGCGGCCATCGGGGGCAGCCGGTGAGCGTCTCCATGCACATGACGGGCGGTGACCTGCCGGGCCTCACGCGGTTGTGGCAGCGCATGCAGGATTGCAACAAGGGCGTGCTGGTGGGCGTGCCTGAGGGCGCGAAGGCGAAGCAGCGGGTCAAAAAGGCCGGCTCACCTGACAGGATTGTCGAAAGTGGTACTGCCCTGGCGATGGTGGCGGCCGT